AAACCCTTTATTTCTTTAAATTCTAGAGATATAGGCAGGGAGGCGGGGGGAGGGGGAGGCGGGTATACAAGAAGAGATACAGAAAGAAATATAATAAAAAAAAATAATGTATTAACATCTCTTGTCCGTTATGGATCAACAACTTACGAGTGGCTGTTGTTTGTGCGCAACATAATTAGTTCTATTTGTTCTTTTTCAGGCCTTTGCCCGCTTGGCGGCAGGGCAGTTTGGTTGTAGATTCCCAACATGCAACGGACCAATGAAGAGGGAGCCGTGACTGTGGAAGTTGACACGGAAAAGCCAGTGAAAAAGCGCGGGCGTGGGCGTCCGCCTGTGGCTCCGGAAGAATCGAAAGAACTCCAGACCGTACAAGCACTAAAAGACGCCAGACAGCGCAAGTCGCATCCTGATCCGATTCTGTCGAAGACGGTCGCGACCATGGCCCTCGCTGGCTTTCCGCGTGAGCAAATCTGCGCGGCGCTGAAAATCAGCCCGGAAACACTTGCGCAGCACTATCACGACGAAATGACGCATGGCCGGACTAACATCATGGCCGAGGTCGTGGGAAGTCTCGCCCAGCGGGCGATCGCGGGCAGTGACACGGCAGCGATTTGGCTCACGAAAACGCGCCTAGGCTGGAGCGATCGACAGCAGGTCGATGTGAATGCCAACATCGAAGTCGTGCACCATCGGGGTGAGCTGATGTCCGAACTGACCGGGCTAATCCAAAAAGGGATCACGATAGACGCCGAGCCGATTCCGGAAAATCCGGGCAAAACGGATTCTGACCCCTAATCACAGGGATAGGCTCGGGCGCTTCTGGGCGCAAAACGGCACCGGCCCTCGAAAACGAGGGTTTTCAGGCTCGCCGGAAAACGGCAAGCCGGGACCGTTGCGGGCACGCGGCCCGCGTCAAAATCCGCCGGTCAGCCGGTCAGTCTACGGGCGCGTCAAGCTCGCGCACGCTACCAGCCCGCGAAACTTTCCGGATAGGTCCGCCACATGGCAGTGCCCCATGGTGTTAGGCGGCGGGCACCCATGCGGGCGGATAACGCGGACCGGCTCGCCGGGCACTAGCGTGGTTTTCGGATCTATTAAATCGATGACGACGGGCCGGTATACGCACCGGGCACCGGTGCGGACGCGGGCGGGCATGTGATGTGCTCCAAAATATCGGCGCGAGATTGCACCCCATAAAGCGCCCCATGGGCGGGCGCCCTATAAGCTGCAAGCTCAGGCGGCGACTAGCACGCGGGCCGGAGAATAGTCCGCCGGTACAGCAAAAGCGCTTGTGCTCTTACGTGCGCGGCCCTTTGCTTTCAGGCCCGCCACCTTTCCGGGCGCGTCCAAAAAGCGCAAGTCTGACTCATCGCCATTGATCACATCGCGACCGAGAAAATGCGCCGGGAGCTTGCCCTTAAATACAGCGGCGAATCCTACCGACTTGCCGTAGAAGCTCAGAGCTTTAGCAACTATCGGCGCGAATGCGGGCGCGTGCGAGTAGCTAAACGTAAGGTGATAGTTTGCAATTCCGGACACTCGCCGATTCGGCAATTTCGTGTAGTCATAGAATTGCAGCTCAGAGAATGCGGCGAAAATGTGCGGGTACACTTTCCCGGCACGCTCCGCCGGGTAGTTTTCAAAACGAATATCACTAGTGCCATTCAGGCGAATGACTAGCACCTTGCCAGCCTTGTGCGCTTTTTTCTTTGCATTCTCAATTTCGCGAACCAGTTTCGTCATAAAGGTGTCGCGATCATTCAAAAATAAAAAGGTGCGCGCCAATCGCGCCCGTTGAATCGCGTTATCCGGCAAGCTCGCGCCGTTCGGCGCTTCAAACTCAGCGCGGCCCGGTGCGATACCTGCGCGACCGGCGAGATTCAGACAATCGGCGACACAATCGGCGACCTTTGAAAGGGCGCAAAGCTCAGTGCCCGATGAATCGGCGGGCGCGAGATATAGCACGCCGGTCATATATCCGTGCTCCTGCCCTTTGATCGTTTTCGCATTCGCGTCAATGTTCAATAGTTTGGTTTTCATCGTTTTGGTTCCGTAGTTTGCGCGCACGATTGCGCCCGGAAATTATCGGGCATTCCGCACCCATGCGCAAGCGCCTTGCGCTAAATACATGCGCGGGCATTCCGCGCAATTGCTAGCACCATGCGCCACCCGGTCCGCCCGGCTCAGGCTGGCATGTACCAGCCCGAGACCGGGCGCGACTATCGGCGAGCGGGCGCGATGCGCGGCCCGGAATGCGCCACGGGTACCGGGTCCCGTCCAGCCGGTCAGAATCAGGCGAGCGGGCAGGCCGCCGACCGGGCGAGCACGCTTTTCGACCCAGTGGGTGGTGGGTCCCATCTGCGGTATTTCATCTCCTACCCCACTAGCATTTTTACTTGCCCTACCCCCTTGCGCTGCAAGTATGCTAGGGTCCCATCTGGTACACTGGAGGCACTATGGCAAAGCAAGGTTTGTACGCGAACATCCACGCCAAGCGCGAGCGCATCAAGGCCGGTTCCGGCGAGAAGATGCGTAAACCCGGCTCCGCTGGCGCACCGACGGCTAAGGCGTTCCGAGAGTCTGCGAAGACGGCTAAGAAACGCTGATCCATGTCGCAGGCCGCCCAAGGGTCCCCTGCTGGGACCCCGCCGGGACCCCCTCCGGCAACGAAGAAGCTTTCTCCGCTGGAGCAGAAGCTCGCTCAGCTTCCGACCGAGGATCTGGAGGCGCTCACCTTCCATGCTCGGTGGAGCAGTAAGAGGCACAAGCACCAGATCCCGCCGAAGGGCGACTGGACTGTCTGGCTCTTGCTGGCTGGTCGTGGTGCGGGCAAGACCCGCACGGCAGCGGAGTGGACTTGGTGGAATGCGTATCAGGCGAAAGAGACGCGCTGGTTGGTGAGCGCACCGACCTCAGCCGACATTCGTGACACTTGCTTTGAGGGAGATTCGGGTCTGATCTCGGTCATGCCCCCTGCGATCGTGAAGGAATACAACCGATCGCTATCAGAAATCATTCTCGTTAACGGTTCTCTGATTAAGGGGATCAGCGCAGAGACTCCCGACCGGCTACGCGGTGGACAATGGCACGGCGCGTGGTGCGATGAGCTAGCAGCTTGGCAGTACGATCAGGAAGCGTGGGACATGATTATGTTCGCGCTACGTTTAGGGACCCACCCACGCATCGTGGCAACGACCACTCCGAAGCCAAAAGCCCTCATTAGAGACTTGGTTGAGCGTGACGGAGCAGATGTGCACGTTACGAGGGCCAGTACCTACGAGAACATCGCGAATCTAGCGCCAACTTTCCAGCAACAGCTCTTGAAGTTTGAGGGCACGACGCTTGGAAGACAGGAAATTCACGCAGAAGTCTTAAATCCGGAAGAGCAGGGCATCATCAAGCGCCCTTGGGTTCAGCTCTGGCCAGCGAAAAAGCCCCTGCCCATATTGGAACACATCGTGATGAGCCTAGATACGGCCTTCACGGAGCAGACTCGCGATAAGAAAACGTCAGATTCCGACCCATCAGCGTGTGTAGTACTCGGACTTTTCTACGAAAACGAGAAACCAAACATCATTTTGCTGGATTGTTGGGAAGATCGGCTGGGAATGCCCGATTTAATCCAGCGTGTGAAGCGGGAGATGGAGGTTTTCTACGGCGACGATGAGCAAAAGCCGATGATCAAGCCGAAATTCGGTCCCGGTCGCATGTTAAACACCGGAAGAAAGCCCGATACCATCGTGATCGAAGACAAAGGCAGCGGAATTTCGCTCCGGCAGATGCTGGCACGCGAGGGAATCGTCGCTCACGCCTACAATCCGGGGAAAGCGAGCAAACTCACGCGATTGCACATGGTTTCGCACCTATTTTCGGCTGGAATGGTGTGGTTTGTGGAATCCGATAAGCGAAAGGGGCAGATTCGCTCGTGGGCGGAGCCGCTTTTGTATCAACTCTGCTCGTTTTCGGGTGAGGGAACCATCAAGCATGACGATTTGATGGACGCTTGCACCCAAGGTTTACGTTTCCTTGCCGATAAAGATATGATAAGCGTGAGTAAGCCTAAGCCGTTGCAGCCTAGGCTCATCGTGAATGAGCGCCCAAGAGGAAATCCGTATGGCGTCTGAGCCGAACGATCTGGATGAAGCCCAAGAAGACCTTGGTGAGATGTTTGAACTCCCTGAGGAGATCTCAGACGTTGAAGACACCGAGGATGGTGGTGCGATTGTTCGCTTTGGTGAGGATGAAGAAGAGCCGGAGGGTGAGCGCGAGTTCTATGCGAACTTAGCGGAGAAGCTCCCTGAAGGCGT